TTTCGATTCATGGAGCAAGTTGAACAATGGGCGACGGGTATTGGCTGTTTCGTGACAATACCAGCCGATTGTGAATATATGAAATTAAAACAGGAGCAAGATAGATGAAAAATAAATACAGTGAATTAAGTGATTTTGAAATTAATGCTCATGTAGCTGAAAAAATGGACTTTCATAAATATATCATCAATTACAGCGATAATCCGTCTTATAACTATGTGCGAGTTAACGATAGAACGTTTGACTCATGTAATAATCCTTCTGATGCAATGCCCATTATTATTGAGAATAAAATCAGTCTTGTTTATGTAAATAATTATTGGTCAGCGCGTCAGTTTCATAATGCTTGTATTGAAATTAACGATGAAAATCCACTGAGAGCAGCAATGATTGTGTTTCTGATGATGAGAGATGAAAAAAAATGAAAAAACCAGCGAGGCGGAAATGTAAAATATGTGGTGCTTGGTTAATACCAAAGTTTGAGCATCAATATTATTGTAGTCCAGAATGTGGAGAAAAATTATCACAACAATTATATAACAGGGACAGAGAAAAAGCAGAGCGGACACTTAAGAAGAAACAGCAACAAGAATTAACAGAACAGAAAGATAAACTTAAAGCCCGCAAATTAGCAGTCAAGCCCCTCTCATATTTCAAGAATCAAGCGCAGCAAGCATTTAATGAATTTATACGACTCCGGGATCATGAGCAGCCGTGCATCAGCTGCGGTGAAACAAACCCGCCAGATCTTTTTGGCGGTCAATGGGATTGTGGTCATTTTCTTTCTGTGGGCGCTCATCCTGAATTACGTTTTGAAGAAAAAAATGCTTATAAGCAATGCAAATCATGTAATGGCGGTTCGGGTAAGTTTTCACATAAGAACAAAACTGTTAGTCAGCAGTATGAAGAAACTCTCATTGAAAAATTTGGTCAGGAGTTAATTGACTGGCTGAGGGGTCCGCATGAAATGACCAATTACAGAAAAGAGGACTTTATCAGAATCCGTGATGAATATCGGGCCAAGGTTCGTAACCTGAAAAAGAAAATACTGTAATAAACTTAGGAGATTAAGCAATGACAATCTTCACTGATATATCGGCAGCAATTGAAGAAGCGAGATTCTTACGACAAGAAACAAAGCATCATCATGTTGTCACTCAAAAACGGAATGGAACTCTCACAGTTAGACGGGAAGTCGGAATAAATAAAGAGAGTCGTCTACGTAAAGCTTATAGCACTCGTTACGATTGTCGTATTGCAACAGTACTGTCGGAGATAAAATAATGCGTGACATTCAACTGGCTTTAGAGCGTTGGGGTGCATGGGCGGCTGATAATAGAGAAGATGTCTATTGGTCTCCAATCGCTGCCGGATTTAAAGGGCTAATTCCCAACAGAGTTAAATCTCGCACGCAATGTTGCGAAGATGACGCTATTGTTATTTCTAGCTGTATGGCAAAGCTGAATCAAAAGAATAGCGATATTCATGATTTGTTATTCGACTATTACGTATTCGGAAAAACACTCATGCAATTAGCCCATGATCATAAGTGTTCAGATACACACATTGGAAAACGTTTACAAAAGGCTGAGGGAGTAATTGACGGTATGCTGATGATGCTGAATGTTAAATTAGAAATGGACAAATATATCCGGCGAGAATCACTTAATATTAATGCGCGTCAGTTATGCAATAATTTCTGAAAATAACTTTACGATCGTAAAAAAGGTGTTATCGTGATAAGAGTGATAGCTATGTCACACAGCTTATCGAATTAATAATCCTCGTACTCACGGGGTTTTTTATATCTGAAATTTAATATGAAAGACGAATTTGAATGGCTTTGAGGCTGCGATTCTTCGCGGCCTTTTTGTTTTGTTGCGGTGCAAAAAATTAGTTTAGTTCTTTTTCTTCTAATTCAGCTTTTTGAAGATTACTAGATGATTCAATCTGCATACTTTGGAAGTCTAGCTCTTTAATATCTAAATCTTCCAATTTTTTATTCAGTAATTTTTTATGTTCCTCTGATGGTGAATTATTAATCATTTTTTTCAAAGCAGTCCTTTGCTTTTTTACTGATATTTTAAACATCATTGCCGGAAGGCTTGGAACGTTAATTAAGACCAATAACAGAATTATTACGTGCGCGATACCCACGGATATTCCTGGCAAGAAAGGAAGAAGACTATCTAAAGTGGTTAGATATGCTTTAATTAACTTACTAAGTATGTGGTTGATTATTGGAATCAACCAAGCTTGCATCAACAAGTACTTAGAACCACCAATCAATTGGAGTGTTCCTTGTTTTGAGTATTTTTCTTTATCTCACTAAGTGTTGCGGCAAGCTGCTCTGCATCCTCTTCTCTGAGAGATATTTTTTTGGAATGTTTAATTCCATTCCTGTCAGTGTAAATTACATTCACATATTTACTTGGGAAAAAAAATGCCAGCAGGTAATACACCCCAAATCTTGCGAATTGGAATGAGATCACCAGTACTGTTATTGATATCATGATATTCATGAACATGTTGGCATCTTCTTCTCTATGTGATTACACAATTTTTCTGTCGTTTGCGGCTCGATGGCGCATAACCTGTTCAATTGAGTATCTTGGATTACCCACCAGAACACCATCGGTTTTGGTCTGAGTTTTAGTATACTTCACTTGGAATAAATCATCTTTGCTGAACGATGCTTTATTCAGGTTTATCCTTTCAATGAAAGCAGCATCATTCATTGAAATCGAAACCTCTTCCCCATTGTGGAGCATCATTTTCCAACCGGTTTTCTTGGTGAAATTAACGCTGGTTATGTGGACTTCACTGGTATGAGTTTCTGAGTCTTTCTCAGATTTGATAGGAGAACGGCTAAGTTGAAAAACATTTTTTTCCGTTTTCTCTATAATCTCAAGTGGCAAGTCGTCCTTTATGAATGTCACGCTGGATATTTCGTCATCAGTCAAAGGAGCGTATACGATATCATTCACTCCTCTCATAACGATGTCTGATGATATGAGTTTTTTAACGGTCTCTGTGCACTCAATCTTTTCGTTATCTTTTGTTATCAAAGAATAAGTATCTGTATCCGCATCATATTCGCTGTCAGCAACTTTACGGCCTTTAAGCCACTTGATTACCCCAAACAAACTACCGATGGTTGCACCTGTGGCGGCTGTTTTTGTTAATCCAATGACATCAAGCACATCAACATTTGACATGTCTTGAGCAATGGAAAGCAGTAATTCAAACGATCCTTCTTTATGCGCTCTGACATCTATGTGAATCTCTGATGATTCGCCATTGATTATTTTGTTGGATTGCTCGATTAAATCGCATAAAGACACCATTGATGTTCCCAGTAATCGAGCATCAATTTGGTGATTTAATGGGCCATTTTCAGTGTCACCATCATATTTTATTCCAAAATTTATAACGTTTAATTCTTCCTGCTCCATGACTATGTCTCATAAAAAAATATTAATAGGCCACTAAAAATATACTATAGATGAATGAATGTCATGTGAATGAATTCGTACTGATATACAAATCACAGTGTACATATCGAGGCTTTTTACTGGTAACAACAAGAGCATTGGAGCGTGACAGGCTCAGCCGAACGCATCGCTCACATAGGCAGGACCACAATTTAAATTCAAAAACCACGTGGGATAACACCCGCTAAACGTTACGCATTGCGTATCCGCCGTCGCCAGTTCGGGGCGGCAACCTATTAACTCATTCACGGGGCGAACATAGCTCACCCCCACAGCATCCCATTATCTATGGGGGTGGATATGAAACTCATGGACAAGCAGCCTGATATATGGATGCAGCTATGGTTGTGGCTGCTATCAGTCAAAGAGCAAGGTATAGGGGCGGCACTGGCGGCCACAATGGCTTATCTCAGAGGTCGCTATAACGGCGGTAAATTTTGGAAGACGATTATCGACGCAATGATGTGTGCGTTAATTGCCTGGTTCATTCGTGACTTACTCGTCTTCTTAAATATGAGCACGGATTTAGCTTACATCGGCAGCGTCATTATTGGTTATCTGGGGACTGACTTTTTCGGTCAGTTAATGCGCGGAACTTTAAATCGTAAAGCGGGAGTATCTGATGCAAATCAGTAGAGGCATACGAAACAATAACCCTGGCAACATTCGTTGGGGTGATAACTGGCAAGGATTGGTACCGGAATCACAGCGTACTGACAAATCTTTCTGCCAGTTTGTCAGCCCGGAATATGGTATTCGGGCAATGATAAAAGTGATTCAGAATTACCATCGTAAATACGGGATCAACACAATAAGCGGCATTATTTCACGATGGGCACCGCCAAATGAAAATAATACTGATGCCTATATTAACCACGTATGTAAAGACACGGAGGTGACTGGTGATCAGGTTGTTGATGTATTTAATAAAGTATTTATGACAAAGCTTATTAAGTCGGTTATTACCATGGAAAATGGTAGTCAGCCTTACAACGATGCGGTTATTGATAAAGCCTTTTCCCTTTTGTAGAGCGATATGATGAAGTTTAACTCTCATGGTTATACTGTTATTGCACTAGCGCTTGTCTCGCTGGTGGCTTATCACTATTACGGTAAGTATACCAAACAGCTTGATACGACAGTTAAGCTACAGAGTGAGCTGCTGGAGCAGCAGAATGAAATCGTTAATCAGCAAGAGAGGATAAGGCTCCTGTCTGAACT